TAGCAAAGCGGTCAAAGGTGCTGCCGAAAAAGTTCTTCAGCCATTTGACCTTGCCGCCATAGCTCGATGGGTGTCGGCCCGGCGTGGTGATGATGTGCCAATCGTCACTCGCGCTTTCGACCACGCCGATTAGCTCATCTACCCACGGCAGGGGATACAGGTCTACCCAAAAATCCTCGCCCTTGGCATCGAGCGGACTCCAAAACTCATCCGCGCCGAAATAGTATTGCTTGAGCATTTTCTTCTTCCACAGCGTGATACCAAGCGGCTGCATCATGTCCCACATACCTATGGGCCAGTTGCCTAGTAGCTCCTCATAGGTAATACCCCACAGCTTGCACACACCCCGCGTAAAATCAGCCAGAACATCGTCCATGTCTAGTAGCACTCTCATAGCAACTCCTTATCATGAAAGGGTTTAGACGCCTGGAATGCCTGGAAGAATTCTCCAATTTTTACTTGCTTTTCCCATTATACCATGTATAATAGTGGTAGATCGGGAAACGAACGAAAAACCAGGAGAATGGTTCTCCGGTGGGTCGATTCGACCCGAAGAAATGGAGCAACTTTTATGAGTAAAACTAACGGTAAGGTACGCACGCACCCGGCAGGTTGGCTGCCGAAGGCGCAACGGGACATCCTGAAACTCCTGTCGCGTGGTGGCAAGTACACCCGCAAGGAAATCGCATCCAAGGCCAAGACGGACCTCGCATGGCTCACGACCTATCTCGTGGGTACCGAAGGCAGCGTCAAGGCCACGGGAATCACTTCGCTGTTGGTCCAAAAGGCGGTCCGCAGTGAAGAGCGCCCGGCTGCTCGTGAAGGCGAGCGGGATGAGCGCGTGTTCTCGATCACCAAGACGGGTCAGCGGATGCTCAAGAAAGCCAAATCTCTTGAGAAGTAATCCGTTCGATTTCCCGACAGAACCCCGGACTAATCCTCCGGGGTTTTTTGTTGCATGATCCATGCTTTACCTTCGTATGCCTGCCCGATCACCTTGAACCCAAGTCGGCGATAGAACCGTACCGCTTGGTTGTCTTTCATGACCTTGAACTCAATAATTCCAGTTGATATCTGCCGCAGGTCTTCCATGAGCGCCAGACCCACACCTCGATTCCGCCTGCTCGTCTCGACACCGACAAAATACAACACCGTCACATTGTCGCGCTGCCGGTGCCGAAAACAGGTGAACCCGACAATGGTCTTGCCGGAAACTGCCACGCGGATTTTCCCCTCGGCGTAGCAATCCACGCCGCTGAAAATCATGTTGGAAAAGTCTTTGGTGTATTGGGATTGCTTGGCAATCCGGCAAATCTCTTTGTGTTCTGTTGACTTTGCTGCTCGTATCCTCAGCCGATATTCCAAAATAATACCCTCTTGTCCCGATAGTGTTGGCGATTCTCCATCCACCAACGGAAAGTTTTCAGATCGTAATACTCATCACAAGGCCATGGCGGAATCGGTCCCGGTTTGGCCCGGTCCTTGTAAGCGTATGCCTCATCAACAATGAACAACGCCGGTTCGCCATTGGTTCCAGCTTTTTCCTCGACATAGCGGCGGACCTGCTCATGCGAGCGCGAGTAACCCAAGTGCAGGATCAAACAGCTATACATCTCCTTGGGGAATCGGAAAGCCAATCCCCGCAACACACCTGCCGCAATCGTACCGCTGCTCACAGGCACAATGACGACATCGAACTTGTCTCGCGTCACTTCCTTGGCTGTCTCGGCCACGGACTCGTCCAATTTCAAAGCATTGGGCATCATGTAGCCGCCTAGCTTCTCACAGTGGCAACGCGCCTTGTGGAACAGGATAGCCGATCTGCCCGCAGTAATGCTTTCTAGTGTCGCACCGAGCGCCCTCGCTCTCAGCTGCGGACCTCGCGGTCCCGGCTCATGCTTGAACTCCGGATAGTAGTTGATACACTGCTTGCCCAACACCTGACAGGCACGAGCTACCGCATGGCCTGCCTGTGAATGCCTAGTGTCGAGAACGCCAATGATATCCTCTTTCTGCTTGAGGATATGGGCATAGACGCCACGAGCCTTGGAAAAGTGCGGTCCCGGATCAGGGCAAGCCAAATCCTCACGCTTGACGTACAACCCGTACGCTCTCGTGTAGTCTTCAATAGGCGTGTCGCGCCTCAGCATTCCCTTGGCGTAGCCGATCACCACAAGCCTCCTCTTTTGCCGCCATGCCATAGCCTGTAGCCTGTCGGCGCATCGGAGAAAAGCAATCCTTGTCGTGCCGCCTTGATATCATCGCCTATCTCGTAGCGCCCACCCATATGTGATTTCCACTTGCATAAAATTGTCTCTGCCTCTTGGACATTCAATCGCCGCTCACAACGCGGTGGTGCCTTGAATTCAGACAGATTGTTGAGTAGCGCACCAACGGCCCAGTGAATCCTGTCCTCCTTCGGCAGGTTGCCCTTGTACTGTTCGTACATGAGTTCTGCACCTTCACGCGGAGAATCGTACAGCCACATAACCGGGAAAATAATCCGGCATAGATTCAAACGTTCGAGCATGTCTGCCGCCTTGAATGCGATCCAAGGTCCGAACCCAACCCAAGTCTGAATGTAATCCATAACGCTCTGCAAGGACGCTTCATTCTTAGTTAACGGCTGGAAAAGTGACTTCACCCCGTGGTCACGCAGAAACTCCAATGACTTGAGCGCATTATCCCCCCGAAAATGCCGCCGCTCATGGCAGCGCGGGAAGTCCTTGCTGCGACAAGCCGCCTCAAATCCGCGCCAATAATATTTCTGGTCGGTTATCCATGAGGCAGTGCCAACATGGTAAAAACACCAATAGGCGAGCAACCATTTCTGTATGTCTGCTCGCGGCAGACCTGAGTACCACAGCATCACATACACAGGGTCAAGGTCATTAGTGATAAGCAACTGCCGACCAAACTCATAGACACTCATTTTCTCTGTAACTGTACTCATCGCTCAATCATTCCTAGTTCAATAAGTCTGCGGGCACTGCCCTGACCAACAGGGATTTTCAGATCAGAGAAGCGTACCGCATTCGCTTCACCAGCCAACTCATCACCACAGCGAGGCTTGCCCTCATTCTCACTTGCACAGTAAAGACAGCCGGACGGCGGACATTCCTCGACGGGAGCGAACTTTTCATGTTCGCTATTTCGTGTGTAGACCGGAACGGCATGACCATGGCACTGCGCCGAGGTAGTGAATTCTCTGCCGATACTCACGCCAACCTTGTCGATGATTTCTCCTTCAGAGTCACGGCGATACTTGTACTCGTAACAGGTGGCGTAAGTCAGGCCGAACCGCTTGGCAGCGAAAGCGTAAATCTTGTGCGCCTTCAGCCGATACTCCTCACAGATGGTCCGCTGCCCGCCCATGTTCTCGGTAAACAAATCCTTGAACTTTCTGCCTCGATCCCCAAACCGCTTGATCATTCTCTCTACCATCGCCGGTGCCCACGAGTAGCCTGCCTCGACGAATTTGACAATGACATGATCCGCTCCGGCTTGCTTCAGTCGCTTAAATAAGCCAATTATCTGACTGTGGCTTGTCACTCCTGGCACAATCGGATTGACCTGAATCGATACATAGACGCCACGCTTCTTGATCCGCGTAATATCGGCGAAATGATCCTCAAGCGGCAGAGCGCCCGGCGACAAATGCCGCCAATCAACCGGATCAATCGTGTTGATTGACTTCTGTGCATAGCTGTGCCGGTTCTTGGTCATCAGGTCAATAGCCCACAAGGGATAACGTAACCTGCTGAGAAAGAAGATGGGCAGACCGACGCGGACAAACTCGGTGGCAGCTTCCCGTGTGTTGTGATAGTAATCCTCCAATGGCGTAAACGGGTCAGTGAATGAGGAAAAGTAGCCTGCCGCCGCTCGACGCATCTTGGTCAACTGTTCCTTGATCTGCCTGCCGAAACCAATAGGCACTGTGATCAGTCCCGTGCCCCGATAACCACGGAATCCAGAATTCACATAGCAGAAGACACAGCCAACAGCGCACCAACCACCATACGGTTCAGTCAGTACCGCCTCAGTGAAGCAAGGTCGAGGCCGGACGTTGGGCGCTTCGTGCATCGACTTATACCAACCTTGTAACGGCTTGGCAGTATCGATCCGCGTGTGCGGATACGGTTGCAGGTAAGCAGTAACTACGATCTTGTTCTCTTCCTTGGCGTTTCTAGTCATGCCAATCCGCAGGTCACGCACCTTGGTCACGCCGAGATACTTGTCATCGATTTCGTAGATAGGACCGAGGTTGTCCCGTGGCTCCGGGCGCATGAAGAACTGGTAGTTGGTGGCAGCAGTGTTGTCATCCTCGCCAACAGTCTTTACAGAAATCCAGGATTGTTCTTGGTTCATATAACGCTCCTACTTGCTCGTTTCGTTCCCACGACTTGGCTGCGCTCAAATCCGCCACTTCTTTTTCCTACTATTCGGCTACACTTGAAGACTACGGTTCTCTCCGGTTTTTCGGTTGCACTCCAAGAGGACGGTTCTATCAATTACCTTGGTTAAGCAGTTTGAGGATTATCCTTACTGCCTGCGGTGCCGAGCAGGGATAGCACTTCTTGCCCTGTAGTTCCAGGCGTTTCCGCACTCGCTCAATGGCTACCTGCCGCTCCGTGGTCTTCTTAGTGGACAGCGGCTTGAGATTGCCTCTCGCTTTGCGGCGCTCTTCGGTCTGCCGTAGACATCTATCGAGCGGCGTGTTCAGGAACAAAATCCTGACATCGCCTTTCATCTTGGCGGTCCAAGTGACATCCTCGCCGAGCAGCAATCCCTCACAAAGAATGACATCTATTTTACCCGATTCGCCGATGCAATTAACGAACTTGAAAAGCATTTCGCCGTTGCCGATTTCCTCACCGACATTTTGATAGGTATGGCTCTTTGCCAGGCCCAAGGCCACCCGGAAACCCCCCAAGGCGCTCTCGATGAAGCGCCGGGCACGCAGGTTGTCGATGCCGCCGCCGTCCGCACTCTCATAGTTGCCAAGGAGCGCCATGTGTCCATTCGTGTAACCAACAACGTGATTGTTGATATACCGAGCCGGATGATCGGGACCAACCCACACAGGTTTCCATTTGCCCACGGCTTTCATGACCTGCCGCATCACCCAGGTTTTGCCTGATCCGCCTGTGCCACGTATCTGGACAATCATCATAAAAAAGACACTCTTAGGGGACGATTCTATCTCAGTTAACGGTTACACTCCGATAACTAGGTTCATTCGAGTTATCCGGTTGCACTCTGATCTTGCGATTCAATCTCAGGGGTCAGTTAGGGGTATTTCCTTTTGGGCCTGCCCTCGCCCTGTAGCGTCCGGACGTACTTATCATACTCACATAGGCAATTTTGCCAGTCGATTGCCTCTAGCCGTGAGGCTATGGACTTGCCCGCATCGCACTTGTCCATGAGCCAACGCAGCTTATCCGCGAATTCCGCCTGCGAAATCGGTGCCGCCAAGTCCCTGCCGAGCAGCCGGTTCATACCCCGCTGCGAACCTGGACCTTTCGGTGCCCATGTCCTTTTGTCCTTCCACTTGCCGGTCAGCGCCCATCTCAGATCAGCCACGATTTGCCCCGCCATGAAACTGCCCATGCCATAGCGCTCATACAAGTTAGCCCAGGTCTTCTCCATGCTGTCGGTATTGATAGTTGGAGACAGCCTGTGCAAGGGGTTGACATAGTAATCCACCACGGATTCGATTTTGTCGATGCCGTCATTGCCCCGCACAATGTAAGCGGCATTGAATACCGTGCTGCCGCCATCACGGATACCACGGAGAACATTCTTCACTCGCTCAGGATTCCAAGGCCAAGGATAGCCAACCTTCTCAAGACTCGCGGGCAGGTTGATGAACCTCGCCAAGGACACAGCAACAAGTGATCCCTCCGAGTCCTGATGAGGCATATACCAATGCTCAAGTAGCCACTTACTCACCCGATCATCCATGCGCCGGACATTGCAGAAACGATACCGAGACAGGATTTCGTCATCAGTCCACGGCGTCGGTCGGGAGGACTCTTTACGCAAACGAATTATCTCACGCTCTCGAATCCAGTAGACAAGGCGCTCCATCGGATCGAGTTTCTTCACTTCCTCGATGTGCATTTAGAGGGTTACTCCCGTGTCCCAAGATACCGGATGGTACTCGACACTCACCGGCGTCGGGATACCGATGCCCCTGCCGCCCCGCTCCATCAACTGCTGGATTTTCCTGATCTTACCGAGATTGGTCCGCCATGGTTCTTTGCCGGTCCCTTTCGGGAAGTCAAATACTATCTCATCATGGACCTGCAAGATCATGTAGAACTTGTGAACGCTCTCCAAGTTCCATTTCTCCAGCTGCGCCTGACAGCGTGTCATCGCTTGCTGCATCCACCACATCGCCGTGCCCTGCACATGGTAATTGAGCGGGGTAGTTGGTTTGATCCTGCCCCAACGAGTGCGCTTACACAGGAGCGGATAGCCTCGATCCGGATCAACGTCTTTGTCCGGCAGTGTTGTGACATAACCGAACTTGTTCGCCATGTCGAGGTACTTGCCATTCAGTTTTTCCAGCTGGGTGAACCGCGTCTTGAGCAGGTCAAAGGCACCTTTTCTGCGGAAAGCCGCGTCAGTAGTCTCTTTCCCGGCCTGGTACTGAATGGCGAACCCGCCGTTTTTGTCATAACGATACCAAGTCGCCTCATACTTTTTCTTGCAATGCGGACCAACCTTCTCTAACCCCACCTCTTGCAATTCCTTGTCCCAAATGTCCGGATAGACCGTGTGAAAGTTCAGCAAATGATTGGAACCATAGTAAGGCGGATCGTCAGGATGCTCGAACAGAGCAACTAGGTCCGCTTCCTCCGATTCATACGCAGGAATCCGTAGCTCGATGTTCTTAGCGTCGAGACTCCACCATTCGCGCCCTGGTGCCGGTCCGAAGCAATAGCGGATATTGAAACCTTCCTGCCGCGAAATGTTTTGCTCGTTAGGATTAGAGCTAGACCAACGCAGAGTAGCAGTGCCGGTAGGATTAAGATGAGGATGCAGTACAAAAAAATCGTCTGCATGATCAGTCCGATAAGTTTCATCCAAGTAGCGGTATCCATTGACATGATAAAGTGGCCTCCAGAACCTTTCATAACTGTCCATGTAGTTGACAGCGGTATCTCTCTTCCGTTTGCCTTGTAAGGACTGGACAAACTTGAGCGGCTTGCCCTCAAGAGTCAGACAGTACATCGCCAATGCCTCCGCATCGAGTGATGGTGCGCCGGTCTTCTCACTGTAGACAAGCGGCGGAATTGCCATGATCGGCGGTAACGTGCGCTCAGTCCAGCTGCCTTTGATTATTTTGCCCTTCTCGTTCCTGACTTTCTCCTTCACCCGCCGCCCAAACAGAAAATGACGCAGTGAATTGTTGATGCCGCTCTTGGGTAGCTTCAACTCGAATTTGTGTTCCCCGGCAATGTCGCAACACACTTTGGCCGATACTATTGATTCCTCACTGAATGCTTTCCTCAATTCCTGAGTGCGGGACTTGCTAAGAGTCACGCCGGTGCGCTCCATGTGATAGGCCACGGGCAGCACCTTGAGCCTCGCCGCATAGATTTTCCACAACCCACGCTTTATAATATCCTCCCGCAGCGGTATCCAAAGCATAATCGTGGAGAAGCTGTCCTGGTTGGAATAGTCCTTCAAAGCATTGTGCCACTCGTGGTCTTCACCCAATCCTATCCTCTTGGCTAGGCATTTCGGTAGCCAGCTATCGTATTTCCATAGGCTATCCCCGGCACTAGGCATATCCTCGCCCTTTTTCTGAGCTATCCTCCAGCTAGGGTAGTCCCGCCGCACCAACCTCCGGCACTCGACACAGGAGGCGTGTAGCCTATCCTCATACGGCTTAATATCGTGTCCGAGGTAAAGCGCCGACATGGACGCAAGATCGTGCGGCTGATTGGAAGCTAATAGGTGCCCGGCGATCAAGGTGTCACAAGTTTTGTGCCAAGGCCACTGTTCACCGAAACGCGGATCGATGGAGGCTAGAGCGGTTACGTCGAACTTGGTATTTTGTAGGACGATGCCCTCAGCATCGTTTATCATGCTCCATATTTCGTCCAAATCCTCTTGTAGCCATCGGACCTGTCGTGTCTTCGGATCGACCGGCCATTCCCACCAACTCCAATTCCCTTCCTCATCACAGATGGTGACGAAGAAGGGAACGGAGGTGTGGAATAAGTCAACGCCAGTGGTTTCCGTATCTAATGCAATCATTTTTGAAATCGCTCGCGATCATCGGTTCTATCCCTAGATACGGCTATGCTCCATCCTGGTTTCTTTTTGTCACTCCGTTCTTCTACTCACTTTAGCAGCGCTCGTAGTCGTTTGTACTTGGCGGGGATAGTCGGAACTTCCTTGATGTTCTTGGGGTCTTGCCGCTTGATCCTTCTGGTGTTCTCTTCCAATGTCTCCACCGGCTTGAAGAACCCAGTCCCGGCACAGGCGTAGCACTCACCATTCTTGCTGGATTTTCCTGTGCCCTTGCACGCCTGACACTTCCTTTTCTTCGTTTCCTCTTTCCAAACTTTCGGCATAAAAACACTCCTCGGTAAAGGTTCGTTTGTTCACAACAGTTACACTCAACGGATTCGATTCCATCATCTGTTCAGGTTGCACTCCTCCTGCGTGATTCTATCACGGAGTTCGGTTACACTCCCGCAGAGCGATTCTCTCCAATGCTCCGGTTTACTCTTTCACACCCAAGACGCTTGATGCCTCGACGATCAGCAGCATTTCCTTGGGGTTATCCGGGTCTTGTACTTCATCGGTCCATGACGAAAAGTAGATGAAATCACCTACCTTGATATCCACGGGCACCCGTTCGCCCTTGTCGTTGAGCGCTCCCGGTCCCACGGCCAGGACGGTGCCTCGATGGGCCTTGCCCTTCGATATGTCCGGCAGGATTATCCCGCCCTCAGTTGTATCCTGTGCCTCTTCCCGTTTCACGATCAGTCGGTTTCCTAGAGGTCGTAACATAAGTCACTCCTGGACTAGCGGTTCTTTCCATCGGTACGGTTGCACTCCCCGTCTGCGTTTCTTTCTTAGACGGCGGTTACACTCAGAATCAACGGTTCTCTCGTCCGAAACGGTTACACTCTGGCGTCTAAATTCTTTCTACCAAGAAAGGTTAGCCCGCGTGATGGACGTTGCGCCATGACCTAACGCAGGTTGATCCACCACGCGGGAGAACGGAACCCAGGCCCGGTTGGAGTGGGGGGAATCCATTATCCCCAAGTCGGCAGCAAACCTGTGAAAAAGGGGAGAAAACCCTAGCTGCCGCCTTCTGAATCACGTTGCGCATTCAGCGCCCCAACCGGGTAGTCGCAGGGAGCAGATCACCGGCAACAACCGCCATGACCACAGCCATGACTGCCGCAATGTCCATGCCCTCGGTGGTGACACTTGCTACAGTGACTACGCCCTCCCCGGCACTTGCTCCTGCCGCCGCAGCGTGCCTCCGCGAAACTCACGCAAGTTAGCGCGAGAAACAGCGCCGCCAGCGTCGTGGTGATTACCTTTCGCATCGATCCTTCTCCTTGAAAAGAGTAATGGGCGATCAATTCTTCTTGGGTTCCAGTTGCCCCCCTTTGCAGATAAATCCACATAATTCGATCCTCATGGTAAGTAGTCGCGGGATCGGGTTCAGTTGCTCCTTCTTCTTGGAAAAACTGGCGCGGGGAGAATGATTTCCTCAGTCTCTTCCGCCAATCGTCGTGACCTTTTCCTGGCATCGAGGCGAAGATTGGATTCGTGCGATCACGGTCATTTTTGGTTCGTCTGTCCATGTAAACACCTTAAGGCTAGGTTCGTTGCTCAACCCGCCACGGTAGCAGCCTGGCTACCGGAAGTAACATCTCTGTTCCCACAGAGTTTAGGATTCCACATCCTCTAACTCGGACCAAGCAACGTCCTTGTACATTTTAGACGTGTCGAGGTTCCGCACGGTAGCAGTCTTCTTTTTCTTGTCCACCGACTCGACCTCCACCTGCACGGCTTTGAGCCGTTTCTTGGTCTTTTGGTCGAATGGTTTGTACTTGTAGACCTCTTCCTTGGCGATTACACGTTCCTTGTCGCCCTCATCCTCATCCTCTTTCTCTTCCTCGGATTCATCTTCATCCGGTCCACTCTTTTTCTTCTTGCCCTTGATCATCGCCACGACAGCATCCCAGTCGTCGGCGTTGTCGATATCATCCTGATCGTAGCCCGCAGCTTTGGCAATCTCTTGGAGTTGATTGCCCGCGTCAGTTGCTACTTGTCCTTTCCCGGCGGCCACTTTCGCCAACTCGTCCAGGTCGGGTTCGTCGGTCTTATCCTCCGGTGGCTCGGTTTCCTCGGATGGTCCACTCGCCTCGCCGCCAATCTCCACGGCAGGTGCGCTTGTCATCTGCCCATTCACAGCTGAGACATCTAGACCCTCATTGCCGAGCCAACGCTCGAATGTGAAAGGATTTTGGAAATCCTCGGACGGTTCCGGAGTCTCGGTCTTGAAGCGGAAATAAGGCTTGTCCTTTTTCAACTGCTTCAGAATTGCCTCCAAAACCCGCGTGGATTCCTCTTCACTCGGATCGCCGTCCATTTGCACCATCGGTGCCAACGCTTCTCCGTCCAACAGCTTGATCTCGTTGAGCGCCTTTGCGACGTTATCGCTCTGCGAAGTCGTCTTCGGCTTTTCCTTGGTGCCGGTGACAGTCTCACAGAGCGCTAGAGTCTGCGAGGTTCGCAAACCCTCGACATCGACCTCCTGCCGAGACACCTCTTCCGCCCTCTTCTCCGACTTGTTCCACTTCATTGTCACTTCAACTACCTTCTTGGGCCTGAGAACCGTCCCTGCCAGGTAGATGAACTGCTTGCCGCCCTTTCCTTGCTTGGCATCCTCTTTGTAAGTGCCAAGCCGGGCATCGACCAATCGGGCAATCCCGCCGCGAATCCCCCCTGGCAACTTGCTGAAGTCCTGCGGTTGCTCGACGGGAGTATCCGCGTGTTCCTTCAGTAGTTTTCCCAGAGAAGATTTGGCTGTCTGCTTAGGCATGTCGTACCTCCTTACAGGTAAATGAAAACCGTTTCAGTTGTTTTTAATTCACTCGTTGGCCACGATTCTCTCCGGTTTTGCGGTTGCACTCTACGAGCTAGGATCGTTCGTTTTTGACGGTTGCACTCCACGCACACGATTCGGTTCGCAAGTTTACGGTTGTTCGCCGTTCACCAAGGCCACAATCTTAGCATAACTTGGGTCGATAATCGCGTCCGGCAGTTCGATTTCAGGCGGCAGCCGGAACCCGGTGGTATAGATCGGATGCGGCCCGGTGCGCAGGCAGAATTCCTTCTTACCAGTCTTGTGTTCAGTCGTGACTTTCTCACCCTTGATATCCAAGGTCTTCCGCTTGACCTCTTCGCGGATAAACATTTGGCCGATGTAGTCCGCCGCACCATTGAGCCAACCCGTGATCGATGGGGTCAGCGCCGGACCTACCGAAGGTGTCATGATTTCGCCGACTACCTCATCGTCACCAAAGTTGCGCTCGTGGGCAATCACGATAATGTTGAGATTGTGGCTCTCACTCAGGCCAAGGATTTTGCTCATCTGCTCTTTGGTCTGCGCTCCGGTTGCCATCCAATCATCCCGTTTTGCCATGCCCCAACTCCGCTGAATCGGTAGCTCGGCCACGCCCAAAACCTCTTTCAGGATCAGGTCTTGTAAACCGCCTGCGGTATCAACCACCACGGAGATATAAGGATCACCCATGGGTTTAGGCTGTTTTGGGTCTTTCATGTCAATGGACTGAACCAATTTCCCGCCAACATTCTTCCAGTAGCTCTTGCCCTCTGCCGCCGTCAGAACGAGCGGGGCGATGTCAGCCTGCTTCCAAATGCGGACGAAATCGATGCCTTTGACAGTGGCAACACTCTTGGTGCCCTTCTCGGTGCCGATCACGAGAAGAGGCTTGGGAAATGTGCAAGCCAATCGGGTTTTGCCGGTCTTGCTTCTGCCGTAGATGAGTAGTTTTAGCCCGGCACCTTCCTCGACTTCTACCGGGACAATGCGTTCGAGAACAGATTTAGACTGCGAAATCGGGGTCGAATTCCTTGTGGTCGTGGGCGGTTTCTGCTGGTGAACCTTCGGCATGATCCATGCTCCTTTGATTCCTAGTTGGACTGATGCTGCACCATAACTCGGTATCATCCGAGACGTGATATCTTCCACAGTAGCGGCAAATGTAACCCCATCCCCGCTTGACGCCTTCCTGTTCCCAGTAGCTAAGTTCCTGCTCGCTTTTGCTTCTTGTGCTGGATTTCATGATAAACCTCTTCCCGATGCACAGGCATGTCTTTCGGTGCCTGAATGTTCAGTCTGACCTTGCCTGCGAGTATCTCCACAACCTCGATCACAATGTCTTCCCCAATGAAGATACGTTCGCCCCTCTTGCGGCTCAGTACCAACCCCATAACCCGACTCCTTTCGGTTAACTGTTAATTGCCCTCTAGCTCAGTGAACAGCTTATCAACCCTCCGCAGACCTATCTCTGACCCGGTTAGCAGGTAGTTATCGTAGGCGGTGGCACCCCCGGCGTCGAGCGAATTCCACACCCCATAGGGATGCCGCCAATGCAAGGAATCTAGCCGGATTTCCGCCTTAGCACCGATGGCCCGCGTACTCTGTCCGCGCTCCCACCAATCCCACAATTGTTCGAGGATCGGGTTCAAACATTCCTTGCAAAATCGGTCGATGGCAGTCGGCTCGACTTCCGATTTCCATCGCATGAAATAATAGGAATTTTCGTCCCGTATTATACCACGCAAACGATTATAGAAGGATTCTTTCGACTCGCCGGATGGATTGGATTTTGTCGGCTCATGCCGCTTAATGCTGCCCTTGCCGCCGCTCAAAGGTCGGCGGACCACGTTGTAGCGGACGCCTCGAACTGGTGAAATAAAACGGCTGACAGGAAAATCGGCGAGTTGCAAAAGCAGCCGCATGGCGAGCAAGTACAGCATGGTTTGCAATTCAAAGCCGGATTCTAGCTGCGACTTCATGACCTCCGGTTTGATATCGCCTTTGGTCTTGTTCTCTTGCAAGTATACGCCTCGGTCTTTGCCCTTGCCGATTAGATCGACCGAATCGAACTTGCCACGCAGCCGGACGATCCGGCCACTAGGTAGTGTGTATGGCACCGAAAACACGTATTCCTGCATGATCGGCTCTCGGTGTTTCTCATCCGGGTGTTTTTTCCAGTAGTCCACGTACTCCGGGAACTGCGCCTTACAGACATTGAACCAATGATCAATGTCTTTCACCCGGTGCCGATAACGCACCCCCAAGCCACGGGCATAGACAATCAGCTTGTCAAACTTGTCAAACATGGAGTCAGCGAGTTTTTCCTCTTTGCCGCGCTTGGCTAATTCCTCCTCGCAGTAGTGCCACATCTGCCCGTACTCGATCTTGTGGTCGAAGTCATCGCTGGGCGCTAGACCTTCAATCGCATACAGGCGGAACCGTTCCCGGCAGTTGAGAAACCGGGACAGTAGCGACTGCGTAATCCCGTCAATTTCCGGTCCCCGCCATAGGGGTTCGCTGCGTTTCTTCAGCTTGTTCGCCGCCCGCTTCAGTTCTTTCCCCAAGAGACTCATATTTCCTCCTTGCCGGTTATCCAGATGAGTTTGACTCGACTCCAACGCCCTTTGCGGACATCGAGAATATCCACGCCGTCTTTGTTTTTCTTAATCTTGCCGGTCCACTCCAAATATTCGCCGGTATCGGTGTTAACGCTGAAGATGCGGCGCTTGCTTACGTCAATTTCCTCACCGTCAGCAAACAGGCGAGCGGCTCGCTGCGTGAACTTTGCCCCCGGCAATCCGGCCCCCGTATTCCATGTATAAGCTGGCATGACACCCCTTCGAAAAGTGGGAGGGGCACCTGATATGCCCCTCCCTAGTCGGACTTTCCAAAACTCATGATCCCCGAATGGGACCGCTCTTAGCCTCCTCCTTGTGTAAAGCGCCGGGATCAAACCGTCCCGGCCTCGGTTTGCCTCTCTGCCAACCCATGTTCCGAGCTACAACTGCGCTCGTCATTCTCGATTCTCTCCGAAAGGCAGGCTACTCTCGCACACATCGGTTCATTCAGTGTTCTCGGATACTCTCAACGAGATAGTTTCAATC